AACTTCCTCTTTCTTCATTTTTGCCTTTGTCTTTGCAAGTATTCTTGCTTTGGCAGCATCTTGTTCACTCTTAGGAATAGCAGTGACAGCGCCGACTTTCTGGTCAACATCACCAGGTGCATATCCTTCGCCAACAGGAACACAATTAGGAACTACTTTTTTACCCTTCTTCTTCATACCCTTCTGGGTATACCCAACCCAACACTTCTCATCAAGAACTTCTACTTCAATACCAGCGGCTTCCATACATCTGATTTGAAGGTCAGTGAATTCTGGAAGAGCCATGAACTCTTCGTTCTTCTTTGACTTACCATAGTTACCAGCACCTTTCTTACGACACTGAACCAAACGACCAGATGCATAAGCAGAAGGCCATACAGAAGCAGATGCCTTTACCTTATGGTAACATGCATCTTTCTTACCACTACCTTTACCCTTCTTGTCCGCTTCATTGATTTCCATTTCTTCTTTCATTTTTTTCTTTGGTTTGTCAGTTGAAACGTAAGTTGGTTTTGCAGCACCAGACTTTGATTGTTGGTTTGGGTCTGCTTTCTTCTTTCTACTTTGTGCAGACTTTCTTTCTGCAGGAGTCATACTAGCCCTCTTCGAAGAAGATACACACTTGGGTGTTCCTTCACCTGGTTTATCACTAGCACATGTACCACCAGTGACCACATTGACCCAACCAGACTTACCGTCTTTAGACTTGGATCCCTTAAACCACTTATGTAGATTACCTTCCTGCATATCAATAGAAAGAGTTCTGTTTTATTATTTATTACTATGTAATAGTAACAGAACCATCAATAACCGCATCTTCATCAGGAGCAACACCTACCCAGGCAGTTCCAGTATAAACTTGAACAACATCAGAAGTAGAATTGTAAATCAAAGCTCCTGCTACTGGTGTTAACGCATCTCTCTCTACAGTAGTAAGAACTCTAATACCATTTGATACCCCACCAGTACTTTGATTCTCAATCACGTCCCACTTTTGAGTAGTGGAATTATATGACAGTATGTAACCATTCTGAAGACCAGCAATATTAACATCATCAAGATCCTTGATGAATCCAGCACCACCACCTCCAATAGTAGAGGTATGTCTGACAGTTTCATAAACCATCTTGCGTAGTTGATCTATCTCTCTTCTGAGTCTATTAACATCACTATCCTTTCCATTACTATCAATCTCTTCATCTGGAGTCAACTTATCCAGAATCTCAATACTCTTCAACATATTAGTAGAATTATCAACCTCTACATCAACATCATCTCTTATTTTTGCAAGAGTCTCCAATTCTTCTATACTCTCCCCAAGTTCTTTAATATCTACAATAGGTTTTGATGGCTTAAGAGGTTCTGGTTTGATAATATCTTCAGTTTCTATCTCAAGAGGTTTATAATCATCCTTCCAGTTACTAGTATCTACTTCTTCCTTCTGTTGTTTTACCCAATCATCAGGTATAAGATTATGTTTTTCTTTGAATTGATTGTGTAGTTTGGTTGGTGTAATATTATACTCTGCACTAATCCCTCTCATAAGTCTATCAATTGACTTATAAGATGTACTTTTAAGATTTAGCAGTTCAGTTTCTAGAACCTTTACTGCTTTTATCGCACTTTGTTCTACCCTCGGGGTCTCATTAAACAAGAATGCTTCAAAAATCTTAGCATCTTTTTTAATTTTTTCTAATTCTTTTTCTTTTTTTAAACTTTTTTCTTTAACCTTCTTTTTTTCTTCACTCAAACTTGAGAAAAGGTCTCCAAGGGATACCTCTCCAAGTATTTCTTTAGTCTTTTCTTTGTCTTTTTTCTTTTCTTCACCAATAAGAGAAAAGAAATCCCCTAAGTTATCCATTTTTTATACAGATACAGTTGCATTTACAATAACTGAACCCTCAAATGCCTTCGAGACTACACTAGAACCAGAGGTTATAAGGATGTCGTAGTAGTTTCTACCTACTGTCAAATTCGATGTAATTGTAGTACCCATCGACAATGTAATTGTTCCAGTAGTTGATGCAATCCCGACAGTAAAACTACTTGAGGTACTCAAATCTTCTGGGTATTTCCTAATTTTAGAAACACCAGTATAACCAGTCAAATCAATAATTGTTTGATCAGGATTTTTCATTACAAATTTCTGAGAGAAATCTGTTCCCTTATCAATTTGTATATTTACTGATTCAGCAGCCATTGTATTCTTTTTAGGTATTTAGGTCCTTACCTGCATTCTTCAACATCTTCTGAAGGTCTGCAGTTGAACCTACAAAAAGGGCATTATTGACAGTAGTTGGTCCTTTCGATTCCTCTTCCTTATTAACATCTTTTAACTTCTTCTGAAGATCCATCAACTTATCAGTAGCATCAGAGACACTCTTAATTAATTGACCAGCAACTTCATATGCTCTTGGCATCTCACTCTCTTGAGCGAGTTCTAAGATTCCATTGATTGCTTCCTGACCCTTTTCAATGATTGAATATAAATTACCTCTGGTGTATTCGTAGTCTTTACGAATATCCTCCTTGGAATTTTCATACCTTTCAATTCTCTTCTCAATAACATTCTTCTCTGGTACTACCTCTATTGGTTCAACATCAAAAGTTTCATTGAGCTTTTCATACTTATCCATGATTTACCTCAGAAAAGATTTCCGTCAAAACCGAAATTGTCACCAACTTCAATTTGTGTATTATCTGCTTGAGTTATGGTATATACCTTCTCCCCAAGTAAATGATTTTGTAGTGGTGACTTATCTTGAGCTCTCTTAACTACTAACCTGTTTCCTGTCACATTCTCTACATACATCTCTTCTTGACCGATGTAAATATAAGATTTCTCTGGAATTTTAGTTCCATCATCAACATCAATTATAGTTTCTACCATGTCAACATTCTCTGAGAGTAGAGTTGCAACTACACCATCATAATCTTTGACTGCTCTTGGAGTAACTTGATACGTAACATCTCTTTCGTATGACCTGCCACTGGTTGAACCAGCAACATATCCAACAGTAACTTTCTTGATAATGTCTCCAGAAACATCCTTGAGAGGACCAAAGACATAAGTCTTCGCCGTGAATGTCAGAGTGTATATAAGTGCTCTTCTTGTATCAAAATTACCTTCATAATCATCACTCATATCAATGTTATCCAGTTGAACCGGAACATTGATTACTTCATTCAGATTACCCAAGAACTTAATGGGGAGTGTATAACCCGGTTGAAAGTAAGGAACAATTTGTTCAATAATTTGAAGCATGTCATCATTCAATTTCGTGTAAATTGAAAGAGTGATTGTCATATTATATGGAACAGGAAGATATCCTTTCTTCGTCTCTGTCCCATCAGGATCTGTGTAAACTACCGTCTGTGTTTGAGTTGATTTTCTTGAGGAATCATACGACAGATTTGTGAATTCAAATGACATCCTCGGAAGTGTTATTTGAACCGGTGCATTCAAATCCGGGTTCTGTTTTAGTCTTGCAAGAAATTTCTGAGTAGGTCCGTAAGCAAGAGGAACTTTGACGACACTAAAGGTGGAGTCATTCTCATCTTTATGTTGAATTTGGATTCCATTGAACAAAGAACCAAATCCAATAATTACAGATCTAAAGATCTCATTGTAAAAATATTCAAACATTACTTTGAAGACATATACTTCTATTTAACAACTTTTGACTACGGCATACCAAATGGATTGGATGTTGAGAAATCTAAAATTGTTTTTGCTTCTGACTCAATGTTATCATTATCTGCAAATGGTGTGACTAAATCGTCAGTATTTACAGAACCAATTACATACTTTGCGCCAGATGTATTACCGGTTATATATTCTTGTGGAACAAAACTACCACTTACAATACTGATCTCCATAATATTTGTAACACCATTCCATTCCTTGACTCTTGCAGTTGTGCCGGATAGAGAACCAGTAACAGTCTCATTAAATACAAACATTCCACCAACACTAATATCAGGATTATCAACAAACGGTGGATCGATAGTTACGACTGGGTTAGTATCATATCCAGAACCACCATCTATAACATAAATTGCAGTAACAATACCTGCACTAATTGCTGCAAGACCAACCGCATATCTAGATGGTGATGGGTAGAATGAATCGAATGTGGTAGTAGAAGAATCCCAATAATGATTAGTATCACTGAATAATGGATAAGTTCCTGCGGTCAAACCAATAGAAACATTAGGTGGCTTGACATATCCAGAACCACCATCAGTAACTGTGATTTTACGAACAGAACCATCTGTAGAAATACCAGTAGTGGCAGCCGCACCAACACCAGTATCTCCAGTTATCGATACCCAAGGTGCAGTAACATATCCACAACCAGCATCTGTCATATGAATAGCAGAAATTCTACCACCTATACCATTACAGTTTGGATAATCGTAAGATAGTGATGCAATACCTGTAGCAGTAATTCCTCCTGGAGGTGCTGAAGAGAAACCAACTTGAGGTTGAGTCACATAATCCTTACCCATATTGGTAATGAATACCTGACTAACTGCACCTGCGGGACATACCTGTGCGGTTGCTGTCGCAGATCTACCAGCACCAATTAGTGCCAGTGTCTGAATATAACCAATCTGTGCAATCTCGTCATCGATATCTTCAATACCAGTATCAATAACTTCATCTTCATAACGGAAGAGTTCACATCTTAACTCATAGACATATGTCTTCTTAAGTTGATAGAAAGGTTGTTCATGTTCTACAAACTTAATTTCAAATAACCTATCCCCAAGAGGGAAATATATTAAGTCACCCTCTTTTGGTCGTGTCGAAAGTTCAATATCTGGAATATCTTTAATTAGTGGTGTAATATAATTCTCATATCGTTCTTTTGAAATGACAAGTTGTAAGTCATCTCTATTTTCAATACCAAACTTCGAGAGAATACTTCCCTGGCCAGTATATCCCTCATAGTTATCCACATATGCTTCAATAGGATATGCGTTAGTGAAGTCAGATTGAATAACTTCTTTTATAACAGTATTAGTTGTAACATACCTTCTGGGTAAGTAATAGACTTCTATTCCATACATCCTCAACTGTTCGTTGACAAGACTCTGGACTAGATTCTGCTCAGTTTTACTACCGTTCAGGAAAAATGGGTTGAGCATAATGTATTACCCAATAAGATCTAAAGGTGGAAGTTCATATGTACTCATCATCTTCTCTTGGATCTTATCAAGATCTGCTTGACCGTCTTCATATATTTGTCTTCCATTAAATTCAATACCACCTGGAAGCTTCACACCCTGGAACTTAATTAAATTCTGACCCCACTGCTTTTTAACAAGAGCAGTTACATATGGTTTCAGGAACGAATCGTTCCAAATTCTTGAATACTCGTTAGGATCATTTGCAGCCCAACAATCAAGAACAAGAAACTCACCAACCTGTAACTCACTCCAATCAATATCCAAATACAACCTATCAGTTCTCTGATTAAATCTAATCTGCTTATGTGTATTCAGGATGAAATTAATTGTCTCCAAATAACCCATTGTCATTGAATATGATGTCAAATCATAACCAGATGCACCAAATCCATTGAGACCGATAAAGTCATTCAACATCATTTGATATTTGACATTGAACATACCCTGTCCCATTCCACCACCAAACTGGAATGCTTTATTAACTCCAATAATTGAAGGTGGAATTTGTATATAATTACTATTCTGATAGTATGTAAATGTGGTCGCAGTACCTACAATATTTGCAGTTGCTGATGTTGATGCAATACCAGTAGTTCCACTTTCATTTTGAGGAGCACCAGGTGGTCTTGCTCTACCTCTATTGATATCGTCTTGAGTTACCTGATACTTTAAGTATACCTGCGTAACACCATCGAAATGTCTCTCGTTAAAATATTGAATAGCATCATCAATTAAATCCTGAACCTGTTCATCAGCAACATTGACCTCCAAAACAGGAGCACCAAGTTGTCTCAAAACATAATCAGTGAATTCTTGTCTGGTGGTAGGCTGAGCCATTTATATAAGAACTTCTATATTGACTATTTATAGTCTGGTCTTAACATCGATGTAATATCCGAAAGTAAATTCTTAATATCACTCATATCACCTTTTAGAGATAATACTTCACTCTGAAGAGAATCAAGTCTTTGTCTCTCCTTAGTCATGTTATCTCTATTTTTCACGTAGGCTTGGAACTCAAGGTTATTTTTATTAAGAATGGCTCCGGTTGAGGAGTCTCTAAAATAACCTTCCATTCCTTCTACTGGTATTAACTGTTTCATATCAAGCGAACGAGATAGCCCGAAGGGTTCTTATGAGTGGAGCATTAGACTGATCGGTCGATGTACCCACTACCTTGATACGGAAAGATGTAAATGGTATCAATTCATCAATTGTGAATTTATACTCCTTGTAGAGGTTTATAGACGGCTCTGGTTGATAGGAATCAATAGAGGGTACTCTTACATCAGATGTACCATTATTGTTTGAGATGTCAATAATAGCACCATTACTTGCAACGTTCGAATATCCAGGGAATGGGACAAACACAGTCTCTTCAGGTTTAGTATCCTGATTCAATGCATAGAACAATCTAATATCATTGTTATTAGAAATGTATGCATCCAATATGACTTGGAGAGAAGTTGCAGGATTCTCAAGAACGATATTCTTAGAAACATATACAAACGAGTTTGGATCAGTCTCAGTGCCATTGACTCTAAAGTCTGCGGCATAATTAGTAACTGGACTATTTACTCTGTTTGAGGTAAAGACCACAGAAGCGTTATCCAAGTCAATTGCAGGACTCAATCTTTCGTCAGTAGTAAACATACTGAACAACATGGAGAATGATTTCTGGCCAGGATATGAGTCACTATTCAAATATAGAGATTCATTCAGTGGTGATGCAATCATTCTCTGAGAGTTGAAGTAATTCTTACTGAAGATATTAACTTGTTCGTAACCCTCATCAACATATGACTGTTGATTTCCAGAAATACTTGAGGCAGAGACTGTTCTTACTTGAGAGATAAGGTTAGTACCAGTTGGTGTGATTGTAGTTACTTTTGGAGTAATCAACGAGAAAGGTAGGTTATAAGAACCTGCGACATCTGGACCACCACCAACAGTTCTTTCATTGAAGTATAGTGGTGGGAAACCATCTGCATTACCAGGTGCTCTATTAATACCACCAACATTCATCTGAACTTTGATGTAATAGTAATCCAAACCAATAGGTGCCTCTACCAAATCACTTGTATTGACATTTGAGAGTTGATGTTGTCTATTGATTCTTCTCAATGAAACACCATTCAGTTCATACTTACTAACGAGTTCTCCCAGATCGTGAGTTGCAATCGTAGTATCATCTACTCCTCTTACAATACCAGTCAATGTTCTGCCATTAATACCATTGTAACTAATAATTTCGTCCCCAACCTTAATGTAACCAGGGTTAGTAGCACCAACTCCAATATTTTCAAACGTAGTGAATTCAGTTGCTGCACCATCAAGAGTGATGAATGTTGTAGTATTGAATGGATATTCTTGAGCAAGACCGATTGGTATAGTGTCTGATGCTACATCAGTAAGATCAAGTCTATCTACATTCGAGTATAGACCATGATTTCTCTGGAACACCTTGATATAATCACCATTTGTTGTGATGTTTATTGGGGAAACTGGAACTACATCTCCACCAACACCATAATTAAGTTCTGTTGTAATACCAGTATTATTATCGTAGTACAGTGGATAACCTGAATTAGTTACAAAGTTACCTTGAACATTATTCAGTATCAGAGTGTTGTTTCCAAGAATGGACTCAACGGAAAGTTGCATTCCAGAACCAAGATTGACACCACCTAGATTGACAGGTGTCAGAACATCACCGACTACGTAACCAACACCACCATTGTTTATAGTTGCTGCTGTAGCAGAACCATTGGTAATGGTAATATTTGCAGTGGCATCTAGTCCTTTACCGGTAATTGATGTTAATGCAACTCCAGTATAAGATTGACTACCACTTGCAGGTACATATCCACTACCAGTGTTTGTGAGTGAAAGATTTGATGTTGCAGATCCTGCGAAGGCAACTAGTGTTCCTGTTGCACCAATATTGAGTTGCTTAACCGTATTACCTACAGTTAGATCAGTATCCTGAACCGTAGTACCGAGACCAACTCTAATTTCTCTAGAATTCATAGAGAGACCAGTTGGATCAATCTGTGAAAGTGCTGTAGGTAGATTTGGATTAAAGAATTGAACGTTACCGGAGGGGTTAAACGAAGATCTAAACATCTCAAACTTAAGGTCTTCATACTGACTTGGAGTCCATACCGAAGCATTTTGAGATTTGAATAAAGAACCAAGAAGAGGTTGTTCTGTTACAAGAATCTGACCAGCCTCTTGGTCTACAGTTCTTACATCAGCTTCACCCAATCTACTAATCCATACTTTCCACTCAACCGAGTGTGATAGTAGAACCATGGCATACTCAGTTCCACCATTTAGATACACTGGAGAATCCAATGTAATTGTATATGGAATAGAACCATCATCACTGACTGTCACGTTTGCAGGTTCAATATCAACTTCAGAGAAAGCAAGAACAGTCTCTGTTGGTGTTCCAAGTTTACATTCTCTCAGTTGGAAAGTTGCAGGAGTGTTTGCATCTTTTGATTGGAAGAATACATTGACTTTAGTAACAAAAATTCCGGTCTCATCATCAACACGGAATGTCTGTGCGAGAGGGTCTCCTCCAAAAAAGCGTGGACGTGGTGGTGGTGTGGGTCTTCGTATAATATTAGTAGTAAAGTTATTACGTGTTACATTAGTAACGTTAGTGACATTAGTAACATTAGTAATAAAATCTTGTTGAATGTTTGTAATAAAATCTTGCTGGATATTTGTGATATCCTGCTCGATTGTAGTTGTAACATCAAATCCACTTTCAACCGCAATGGTATTAGATGTGAAATTATCACTAAGAGTTCTCAGTTGACTAAAGTCTTCAGTTTCAACCGAAGCATTTCTCAAAGAGAGTGTTGCTTCTTGAGTGGTATCTACATCACCTTGTGAATAGAATGTCCCTTCTCCTGCAGTGGTTGTGGCTCCTTCGATTTGACTGTTAATTTTACTACTGGTAAGTCTAAATCTTGACCTACCAGTTTCAAACGTTGGGTTTGCATTGTTTGCACCATCAGGTACTCTGAATGATGCTTGTACAGTACCAACACTATCACTAATGAGTCTTACATTAGTGACTTTTGCCTGAGCACCACTAGTTCTACCTGTCAGAACCATTCCCTTTGAGATATAACCACTAAACTGTGGGAAATCTTCGGAAGAAAGACTAAATGTATCAACGTTTACAGTATTGGAAGATTCTGAATATACAGAATTGACAAAAACGTTTCTATCATAAGGGCTTTCGTCATAAAGATCTGTTGGATTATTATATGGACCATACTTATGATCAGACTTTGCAACCCTAAAATCTATACGTGGAACAGAACTCGAATTGTTTTGTTGAGAACCACCATTATTCAATCTACCATTAACGGTTTCGCCAACAACGAATGCCCCATGGCTCATTTCAATTTCAATCAGCTTAGGTACAACAAACTTATTGACATCTACTTGATCAAAGAATGAATAAAGTCTGGTGTAAGGTCTGAATTTTGTTGCAGTAACATCAATATTACGAGACCTCATGAAGTGAATGATGTCTCTTCTTACAACTCTATCGCCAAGAGATTCTGTCTCAATTACTTCATTGACAGTTGATTGAGTTCCAGATCTTTGTTGATCTAGGGTAATTCCACCACTTGCAGAAATGTTATTAACAATAGCATCACTTGCATCAACAATTTGATTGACACCAACATCTCTTCCACGAAGAAGATTGTCTACAAGACCATTTGATACTACATCAGATGCACCTTGGAGGAATTGTTGGTCATTTGACAATGACATATCCAAGTTGACACCAACGGTTTCCCATGAATTCCAAAGAACCGGACTTACACCAGTTCTTGAACCATCTGCATTGGTAGTTACTTCTGCACCAAGAGATTCTGCAATACCCTGGAATGAACCCTCCATCATTACATTGTTGATTTCGAGTCTATTGACATCAATCCAAACATCAACATCTGGAGTCAACTTAACAGTACCTTGCCAGAACTGAATTAGGAAAGGAGTGACACTTTCAATTCTTGTTGCATATGGTTGTGTCAACCAAGATTGATCAGTGTAGTCAAGAGTGATAACTCTTCCGGTTTGTTTGATACCATTACCAACAATCTCTGCGAACTGAGAATCTTGATTGGCATCAGAAGTTGCTCCAATTCCTGGAATTGCAGTTGTTCCTAGTTGAAGATTAATTGCAGTAGTATAATGGGAAGGTCTTAGGATACCTTTCTTAGTATCAACACTATTCTTAATACCAATCGTAGAATCTTGTGGTTCAAGGGAAGAGAAGTTATCTACGAAAATACCAGACTTAAATTTGTTATTGCCATTTGCATCTTCTACAAACAAATTAAGAGTATTCGTCTCAATTTGACTCAAGGATGTGTAGTACTCAAGATTTTTAATTCTCTGCTCAAGTTTGGCGATATCATTCATTTGATATCTCTTATGCTCTACAAAATTAATTTTTGCATCAGAGGTATTATATAAGTATGCAGGTAGGAAAACATTCGCAATATTCATTGCACCACTGATACTATCAGGAAGTCTCGGTTGATCCTGAGGAGTACCTTCAATTACACTTATAGAACCTGATTTATCAATATAAATTCTATCCGCCCTTGGGAGATAATATTCATAACCAAGAGTCATTATTTCATCAGAAGCAATAATGTGATTAGAACTATGCTGATTCCCATCAACAGCATCTGCAAAATTTCTACCATCAAATTCTAGTGGTGACCTTGCACCAGCAACAACAGTATAATCAGTTACTCTGGGTCTTGCATCAATAATATCAGAATTTCTATGTCCATTTACCGTGGACAGTTTTGCATAATCGAAATTATTATAAGAATTTGCTGTGGTGATATCACCTTGATCCGCAGGATCATAATGAGCAGTTTGATAGTAAACTCTCAATCTTCTAGAAGGAATTCCGGCAGAACCCTTTCTGATAATTCTTGAATAATCATAATATCCACCCTTCTGTCCATTAGAGAACTTGAAATCTTTGGTAATGTTTTTAGAACCCAGTTTTGCACTGTTTGCAATACCATTGGTTGAAGACAGATTACCAGATACAATTTCTCCGTTTTGGAAAGTTGAACTATTCAGGTAGATAAAATATACTTTAGTATCTGTAAATTTCTCAATATATATTGCCTTGGCACCACTAGTTTGACCAGTCAGTGTCTCACCGATAAGTAAATCATTAGTTGTTCCACTAACACCATCCATCTGAGATAGTGTCATACATGGAGCAATAGGGTCTCCTACATCATCAGATTGAAATACACCATAAATCTTAGTTACATCTGGGGTATTCAGACAAATAACTTCATCTTGTACTCTTGTTCCGAATGGGTAATTGCCTGCAACCAATCCATCACCAAGAGTTGTAGAACCAATACCAGATGCAGATGAACTTGACTTATCAATAATAATACTGTTAGAGACAGAATTCAGTTTAGTTTTAGATGTAACATTACTTTTTTTAATTGTAGTAATGAGTGTGGTGTTGACATCATTTGCACCCAGACCAGTAATCTGAACTGATGCAAATCCGTTAGTGAATACAAACCTATCTTCAGTAAGAACTTCAGTCTGACCATTTGACCGGATTAAAGTATATCTTTCTTCGTCAAAGGGTAAGAATACTTCATTATCTCCAGCATTAATAACCGCAGTAGAATTAGTTGTGATATTTGTATTATACTGTCTTCTGATAATAATATCAGAGTCAATTAGGTCTACAGATGCGACATTACTTTTAGGGAATGCACTATACAGTGATTCGTTATCGGTAATATTACCAGAACCAGCGTTTCTTTGAGCTCTAGTACTGATTATTTGTACATTGGAGATAGATTCACTACTTCCTGTAGGAAGATTACCGTCACAAATACCAGAAACTGTTGTTACACCCTCGACTGTAATATTGGTTCTACCAACTCCAATCACTCTGGTAAATGTTGCAGTATCTAGATTAGCTCTAGAGAATCT